CACATATAGACTTGTTGAATGCTTTTGGTGCATCTCAGATTGCTTTGGGAATGGCTGCAGGACTTCAGAAGTGGGAGAAGAACCGATGACTGAACAACTGATGATTGAAGTATTGACTGGCCCTGTTGCTGCATTGGGTCTATGTGTCGTGTGTTTGTATGCAATTGCAAAGTGGGTGGGTGCAAATGTTCCAGTATGGGTGAACAGACACTTGGACCAGTTGGACAAGATTGTTGACTCACACAATCAAGACCGCGAAATGTACCGCGAATCATTGGGCACTTTGACAATCAGCCTGCAAGAGTTGAACAAAGAAGTGGATGTTATCAAAGATGATGTGAAGGAAATCAAGATTGCATTGAAGTAGTAATTGTTTTTACATAAGAAAGGCCATATGTAAAGATTTTAGACTTTTCTTATCAGAATGAATCTATAATCTTTTCAACCCATTCATCCAATCCCCAGTCATAAAATGAAACGCGCTTGAACCAGGTGTAGTCATTCTGATTTCTGATTGTAAACTTGTGCAGGCCTTCAAAGTGTTTGTCTACAACATCCAGCAATCTGATTGTTGGGACCATAGCAATGTATGACTTGTCATTGTAAAAGAAGCCTTCAATTGTCCAGTCACTGAGAAGACCACCATTGTGAAAAGCATCCATTCTACTACCCAGTTCCAATTTTCTGAATGGGTCGCTGGTCCTTTTCCATCTCAAGGTGAAATGACTTTTGGGGTGGGACATCCAAACACGCGCTGCAATGGTTGTGATTGATGCACCATTGACAACCACATAGTCAATGCCATGTTCATAGTCCAATGGTTGTTCATTGCACGAGTGCCACACTCCAGGAAACTTATCTTGCACCAATGGCAGAAGATATTTTTCAAAGTTCTGTTCTCCACGTGTCATGCGCTGCTTTCGGTTCATTATTGGATTTGTCATGGAAATACTATAACACATCGAAAATAAAATAAAAAAAGTGTTGACATATGTGAACGAACAGTGCATAATCATAAACAGATGGACAAACTATCTGACAACAATCAATGAGGTACAACATGACACAATCAATCAAAAATAACATTACATACAATAAGGGTGAAACGGTCAAAGCGGGAAAAAAAACAAAACACATTATGCTTGTTGGAAATGTTGAACATGTTCGCACAAGTTTAACAGAATACAAATATGGTGTAGTGGTTGAGTTTTTCAGTAGTTCATTTGTAATTTGCAGTAAAAACCCAATTACTGAAGGTCGAATCAAAAGTGAACCATATCAGGGGTTAACAAGTTTAATTGGTGCACCATGGAATCAAAAAAGTAGAATCAAACGTGAAAACAAACAACTTGTTAACCAATGGATTGAAAATGGTGATTTAAAAATGAACTTCTTCACATTCAATCAATAATCAAACAGGTGGGTGGGTCAAACCATCCACCATCAATCAATGAGGTACACAATGAAAAAAGAAATAAGTCGCAGCTACTATGGACAAAAAATCAAACAATCAAATATGGTATTTGAATACCGCTTTTATGAACTTGATGAAGATGGGGACATGATAAACGATAATATAGAATACAGCAACAGAGTCTTTACCCTAGAAAATATAGTATCTGTCAAAGATGCCATTCAAGAATGCAGATTTTATGAATGCAATAATATAGAGCTCTTCTGCTGGTCTAATGATGATTCTGAAAATGAGATTCTACAATTGATTTGTGATGTCTGTCATCTTTGTAAAGATGGGATTGATTGGACATATGATTTACATACTTCCCATGTAGTTTTGTCTTCTTCTATAAATGTGGCTATGCCTTCCAAAATTTTGAATGATTGGAACACAGCAAGAAAACAAATCAAATGAGGTACAACATGAACAACCAAATCAAACAACATCTTGCTGGGACATTATTGGTGACTGGCTTCTTTTCTGCAATCGGATTGACATTTGCACTGCTGTGCATGGCGGTGGGTGTATGATGATGAGAACACTATACATCTTGATTGTTGCCAGTTATCAAGAAGCACACAGTCAAGTATTCTACTGCAGAAGCACTGCAGAGCATTTCATCAAGTGCAGATACAACAGTTCAGACAAAACATGGATAGAGTTTGTCAAGTATTTAGAAATCAACCACCCACAAATCAAAGTAACAATACAAGAAATAGGAATGGAACTATGACATTTGAAGAACAGCTGACACAATACCTAGTGGAATCAAAGATGTCTTTGACATATCTCACCCACAAAACATTGATACACAGAACCTACTTTGAAAAGTGGTTTTCTGGAATGGGCAGACCAACTGAAACCCAAATGATTCTGATTGTGGAACACTTGCGCAGAAAGCACTTGGACCAACCTTTTGAAATCATGCGCAAACTGTATATCTCACTAGGTGACCAGCAATGACATACTTGGACAGAATACACATCTATTTGGATGACCTGGGCTGGACAATGGAAGACTTGCAATGGAGAACAGGATTCAAAGAAAGCATTGAAGAACATCTTCAGCAGGACAAGATTGACAACTTGTTTCTGTACACAGTCATTTTCACAATACAAAAACAATACCCAAGAGAAAAACATTGGGAAATCTTTCACAACATATCATTCAATAAACTAGGGAAGGAATAACAACATGACAAGAACAATCAGAGAATACATCAAAGAACATGGCAGAACTGCAGCGCGCATGAAGTTTGGTGATAGAATAGATGACATGCCCATTTGCATTGCAGGTAGGGAAGTTGGAATCTTGAAACGATACAAGCACAAAGGCTATCAGCAATGGGTTTGGGAAGCATCAGTTGTCTATAAAGATGTCGAATACCAATACATTGACTTTGACAATCAGATTACAGCACTTGACTGGGGATACAGAAAGATTGAAGCACTGGAGAACCCACAGTTTGGAATCATGCTGCGGGAACAGATTGCATCCAGTTCACTCACAGTTGAACAGATTGCAGACATTGCCAACTGCAGCCGATATGTCATATTCAAATGGATGCGCTCAGAGTCATACCCATCCATCACACATCTGCAAAGAATAACCAGGGCAATCAGTCCAATGGGCTGGCCACCTTTGTTTGATGCTTGGTGTTCTCAGATTGAGATGGAACAATGATGTGGATACTACATAGCCAAGGAACATTTCACGCTAGCCCAGTTGCTTTGGGTCGGCCTAGAATGTCCAAGTGGGGTGCATACACTCCAAAGAAATCAGTGGAATACCAGCGCAGCATGTTGAAAGAAATAGAGATTGACCATGAACCAATCAATGGTCCAATCAAAGTTTCCATGACATTCTGCCACAAAAGGCCAGCAAGATTGAACCGCAAGAAAGACACAGTTGCAAGAATACCCAAGGTCACCAAACCAGACATTGACAACATGATTAAGATGCTGTTGGATGTCCTGACAAAAGCAAAGGTTTGGAATGATGACAATCAAGTTGTCTGTGTCACTGCAGAAGACTGGTATTGCAGCAAACAAGAAGAACCACACACCCAATGGAGGATTTACACGCTATGAGAAAACACTGGAGATTTACAACATTCAACGACTTACGAGATACCAGGGCAACAGAACATGCTATGACATTTGACCAACTGGTAAAAGGTTTTACAACTTCATATGGTAAGGAGTTCACACATCAGAAAGACCAGCTGCCTTTGTGGAGTCCAACAACATTTACAAGAATGCGCAGGGCAGGAAAGAACGCAGAGAAGATTTGGTTCTTGGTCTTTGACATTGATGATGGATGCACCACCTTTGATACTTGGCGGTTATTCCATGAATACAATGTGATTGCACACACATCATTCAGCAACAGACCACACTATCACAAATACAGAATCATTCTGCCATTGGAAGAACCAGTTCCAGCAGAAGATTGGCCACGTGCAAGCATTGCTGCCAAAGGTGTTTGGGATTGTGTTGTTGGTATTGGTGAACCTGACAGTTCAGCACTGAATGACAGAGCAAGAATCTATTTCAGATATGGAATACCAACACCACCCAGTGCAGACATGAAAAGTCACCACCCAATGTTTCCAGCAAACTACCATCAAACAGCATGGAATGTGGGCAGAAACTTTGTGCTGGAGTACCAACACATTGAAATCAAACAACCAGTGCGAAAACAATATATTCCAAAGGTGTATTCCAATGGCAAAGCATCTATCAATGAAGTCATGATGGACCCCAGCTTTAGACTTGCTTTGGCGAACAAGGCTGGTGCAACTATCCAAGACAATGAAGCCAGATATATATCTTGCCCACAGTGCAACAGAAACAGTGTACATTTCAGCATTGACCCATGTACTGGAATCGCATATAAATGGCCAACCTGCAACCATGTAAACAGTTGCGGGTGGTGGGGTCGCTTCGAAGACTTATTATAACCAACCAACAAAACAACATACTGACATCATAGAGAGAGAAAATGACACACTTAACAAACAAACAAAGAACAGAACTACTGATTCAACTTGCACAAGAAGCAACGGGTCTGACAGTCGAAGCCAAGGGAAACCCACCTGAAGCAGACATTGACACTTGGGATATGCTGCGCAAGAAAACCAAACGAGGGACAAACATTATGATTCCACTGAACTGCAGATGGAACACAGCAAGCATCTTGCGCAATGACCCAAGATACTCCAGTCTTTGCTATAACGAACATTCAGACCAAATCTTGCTGAATGGTGAGATGGTCAGTGATGTAACCTTGGAGGTCATCGCATTGAACTTCGAGGAGCACTACAGATACAGAGTAACAGACAAAGCATTGCGTGCTTCAGTCATCATGGTTGCACAAGAAAGAGCCATTGAACCCATCAAAGAATGGTTGCTGGACTTGCCTGAATGGGATGGTGAACACAGGATTGAACCATTCTTTCAGAATGTATTGAATGCCAAGACTCCAGAAGCATGTGAAGAACTGATGGTTGAACTGAGTTGCAAGTGGTTCATCTCATGTGTGGCCAGAGTCATGAAACCTGGATGCAAGATGGATACTTGTCTTGTGTTGGTTGGTTCCAAAGGAATGCGCAAGTCAACTGCATTGAAACTGTTGGCAGGTGAAGAATGGTTTTCTGATTCCAATATCAACATCTCACACAAAGATTCATATGAACTGTTACACCAGTCAGGTGTTTGGATTTGGGAACTGGCAGAAATGCACGCGCTGCAAGGAAAGACAGCTGCGAATGCAAAACAGTTTCTGACTTCAGCAAGTGACAGATACAGACCAGCCTATGCAAAGATGCCCATTCAAAGACAAAGAAGAACAGTATTCACAGCATCCACCAATGATTACCAGTTTCTGAGTGATGGTCCTGAACGAAGGTTTTGGATTGTCGATATCACAAAGAAGATTGACACAGAATACATTGTGAACAACAGAACTCAATTGTGGGCAGAAGCATTGCACTGGTACAATCAAGGAATCAAGTGGTGGTTGGAAGAAGACAGTGAAGACAGATTGATGGAATACCAACAGTCATTCATCATTGATGACCCCTGGACAGTCAAAGTGTTGGACTGTATCAAAAGGAATGCAGGCAAGGCAACCACAGCACAAATTATGGAGTTCTTAGACCTGTCAGCAGTGAACCAGCACAAAGGATTCACCAAAAGGATTGCACAAATCTGCAGAGACTGTGGATATGAACAGTTCTATTCCAATACCCACAAATCAAGAATGTGGAGGAAGAAGACAAGTTGATACATTCTGTAGATGTGTTACAATGATTCTGCAGACAGAGATGTTTGTATGTTGTAAGACTCCTATGGTTGGGACCAGTTCATTCAGGTGGGCTGGTCTTTTTCTTTTTGGTTTACTTTCCAGTTTAGGTGTCAACTGATACTTTATTTTTACCAGTTAGACCAAACCAATACACCAAAACTGTGCACCAATACACCAAAACTACACTTAAATACACGTAAATACAGGATACCCATTCACACTTTGCGCTGTTGGTGGCGGTCACATAGAAAGAAATACCTGATTTTCTCAATGTTGTTTTCTACGTTTACTATCTTTCAGATACCAGTTATTAAAATGTTTCAAAGAATTTTAGTATAATAGTATAGGTATAGGGTACTAGATGACTGTTACTAGCGGGTCAAAGTACCAATACAGGTACGTGTATTAACGTGTATTTACGTGTATTTACGTGTATTTATTGGCAAAACTGGTGTATTGATTTCACTTTTCCAGTTGTTTGATTGCACGCTTGACCCATCTTTGTCCATCACTGCCACCCCACAAAGCCCATGCAATTGCTGCTTTGGATGTCTTGTCTTGTCTGGCTTTGGATTCTGCTTCTGCTTCTCCATGTCTAGCAAACCAAGCATCCATCAATTTCAACTGTTCCAAATCAACTGAACCACTGGCCAATCTTCGAGCGGTTCGCATTCCAGTGCCAGGAACTCTTTTATTGTTCTCATCTTTGTATGCAGCGCGATTGGACATTGGAAGTGACATATTGTATTCAATAGCGCGGTTGGCAATCATTTGAATTCTCTTTGGTACATTGATGGTTGGCATGGAAAAACCTCTTGTTTGGTGTTATATTTACAGTATGAGTATATCAGAAAGAAACATTGTTGAACTGGTTTCAATGCTTATGCGTGGCATTGTTTCCAAAGTTCTTGTCAATCCAACAACAGCAGCAGAATCATTCCAGAAAAGGATTGAAGAACTGGGTGCAGACTATGCGCATGCAGATGGTATTGGATATGTAACTGTTGATGGTGAAGATGTGATGATGGTACACTGGACAAATGATGGAGTGGAATTCGATGACCATCATGAACACCCAATGACATTGGACTTGATAAAAGAAGCATTGAATGTTTTGAATCACATTGAAGAAATCCAGACAGAAGAAGACAGTGAAGATTGGGAGTGGGTCTAATGGCAAAGAGAACAGAGATACAAAACTATGCAATCTCAAGAAAGATTGTGCGGTTGACTCGTGAAGGATACCCACAGAAGCAAGCAACTGCAATTGCATTCAGAATGTTCAAAGATGGTGAACTTCCATTGCCACCCAGTCCAAAACAAAAGAGAGAGTCAAGAAAGAAAAGAATGGATGACTATCGGAAGCGAATGACTGCGCGCAGGAGAAGATGAAATGTATTACAAGAAACCAAAGAAGAAGAAGACACCAAGCAAACCACAGCGAACCCGCAGAAGAAGATGACCAATATATTGTTCAAGATTGGGAAGTTCTGAACAGTATTTTATCCACTAGGTACACCATGAAAACACATAGCCAAAAAATACAGGCCATGTACCCCCTGCGACCCCCCCCCGCACTGCTCTCACCACGACTTTTTTGCGCTACTATATATTTTTTCTCAGAAAAACTGGATATTAAATGGACAGAACTATTCAAGTCATTCCCAAACATTACTTCCAGCAGATTTTCACCATTGATTGTCCAGTATGTCAGAAAAGAATTCTTTTGCGAATCGAAAAAGTCACTGCTGTCCGATGTGTTGAATGCAAAACTAAACTCAAACTACAAGGTACAACATGAAAAAGAAAGGAAGGCCAAGCAAGTTCACCAAGGCCAGGAAAGAAAGAATTGTCAAAGCCATCGAAGCAGGTTGCACTTATGAAATGGCAGCGGATTATGCAGGCATCTCAAGAACCACACTTTGGTCATGGCTTCGAAAAGGTGAAGACCCAAAAGAAAAGTCATACTGCACATTTTTGAACGCAGTAAAAAAAGCAGAGATTGAAGGCGCGATGGTTCACTTGGGTACAATCACCCAAGCCAGTCAGAAAGATTGGAAGGCTAGCGCATGGATGCTGGAACGCAGACATGGATATTCAAAAGACAGACCAACCAGCCAACCAGACCAAGAAGAAATCATTGTTTCTGAAAACACATTGGAACTGTTGAGAACTCAGGCAGTAGATTTGAAACGTGGAATGTCTAAAGCTGAAGCATCTGAATCTTGGCAAGCATATGCAGCACTGCAAAGACAACTGCTTCAAGTGGTTGCACAAATCAGACAAGTGGAAGCAGAAGAAGGTCTGCAAGATGAGATGGATGGTTTGACAGATGAACAGCTGTTGTCAGAAATCAGCAATGCAATCATTTCTTTGCCACCTATATTGAGACAAAGACTTGAATCTGATATAGGTGATATGGGGAATGTAATACAAATAAAAAAGAAAGAGGTATAGAATGACAATAGAACTTGTCAATGGTGATTGTCTTCAGTATATGGCCACACTTGAAGACAACAGTTTTGATTTGGCTGTGGTTGACCCACCTTATGGAATAAAACAACACAAAGGGATTTCATATGGTAAATATGCCAGAGATATACACGTAGAAAAGAATTGGGACAATGACATTCCATCTCAAAAGTATTTTGAGGAGTTGGTAAGAGTCTCCAAAAATCAAATCATATGGGGTGGAAACTATTTTTTGGACTATCTTACAAATACTCGATGTATGTTGGTTTGGGACAAACACAATGGATCAAATCCAATGAGTGATTGTGAGTTGGCATGGACATCATTTTCATCATCAGTACGTAAATTCACATATTCACATATTGAGGATCACAATCAAGGTATAAAAAGAATCCATCCAACACAAAAACCAATCCAATTGTATCAATGGATATTTGATAAGTATACAAAGAAAGGCATGAAGATATTGGACACCCATCTTGGAAGCGGTTCAAGTGCTATTGCAGCACATGACAGTGGGTTGAACTTTGTTGGTATTGAACTGGATGCTGACTATTTCCAAGCAGCAAAAGAAAGACTGGAAACACACCAACAACAACTGAGGTTATTTACATGACAATCATTCAAGCAATTGCTTTTGGGCTTCTTGGTGGTGCGTTGGGTACAACTGCCATTCATGGCTGGATTAACTCAAAGCGCAACAAACAAGCAGACATCATTGCAAATCAAAATGACACACTGACACAGCTGGCTTCCATCCAGTCCACACTTGCACTTGGTGAACAGGAGATTGCAAAGCAACTGACTGACACTGATTTATTACAAGTGTCTTGTTCCAAAGAATGGATGAATGACCATGGTGATTTGTTGTGTCGTGAAATGTTCTGTAGACTGCAGACACGAGAAGGAGATGGGGCCAGTCAAATAGAATGCAATGAAATCAGCAATATTGAAAACACATTTGTCATCATTGAACGATGTGAACAGCATGCAATGAGCATTGACAAATGTTTGGAAGTCCTGGAGAAAAGAAAATGAGGGATTTAATGGAAATATGGCTAGACAAGCAAATTGCGAAATCCAACATTTCACATAAAGACTTGGCAGAGAAAACAGGCATTTCACCAACCAGCATTTCAAAGTGGACCAATGGTGTTGTTTATCCAAAGGTCATTCACTTGGTTGCAATGTGTGAAGTGTTTGCAATGTACCAAGACAGAAATCCCAGACAACTGGTATTTGAAGCATTGATGAACACAGCAGAAATGAACAACGCACAAAAGCGATGGATGAAAAGAAATGCAAAACGAGAAGCAATTAACAAATGAATGTCCATGTTGTGGGTGCAATCCTTGCGATTGTCATGGGGTGAATGATGAACTTTGGGGAATGGGTGCGAAGACAGGTAACCAGTCAAGGCAAAACAGTTGCATGGTTGGCAAAAGAGATTGGAACAAATCAATCAGTGGTCAGCCGCTGGAGAACAGGAAGCATACCAAGAACAGAGTATTTCCTGAGGACTTGCACAGTGATTTCGAAGTTATCGCGCAAGCCCGTTTTGCAGGTCATCCAAGAAGGTGCTTTTTGTATCGGTGTCGTGTTTGATGTCGATTAAGAATGCAACCAAGAAGATGCGCTCACTGCAGGCCAGAGCGGTTCAAAACCCTTTGACCTACTTTTGTCCAACACCACCACAAGAAGCATGGTTGAAAGACACCAGTAAAATCAAACTGTTTCTTGGTGGCAATCAAGTTGGAAAGACAACAACTGGATGTGTTGAGCTGTTGCATAGATGTCTTGGAACCCATCCATATCTGAAGACAGACCCACCACCAATTCAAGCATATTTGATAACGCACTCACACCAGCAGTCTGTCACCATCCAAGAAAAATTGTATGCACTGACTCCAAAAGGATCGCTGCATCCAGATTGTGAGTTTGTACCTGGTAAGGGCTTCAGAGGAGTGAACCCAATAGTCAGATTCAACAATGGTTCTATCATATACATAAAAACAGCAAACCAAGGTTTGGGATTGGCCAGTTTTTCGGCTTCGTTTGTGCACGTGGACGAACCTGTGCCACAAGAGGTCTGGAATGAGGTCGCTGCAAGAACATTGCGCGGTGGGGCAGGTGGTAAAAGTGGAACTATTGCAGTGACCATGACCCCAGTGGGATGTGATGTCAGATACATGCAGAAATTGGTGGAAGAAGGTGTCATATCTTGCACCAAAGCACCATTGACAGTTAAAATGACAACTCCAAAGTTCTGCAAGCCTACAATCACACAGGACACCATCGACCGAATTACGCAGACTTATTTGCCAATAGACAGAAACGCGCGCTTGAACGGTGACTTCGTAATTGGGATACCTGAAGGCAGAGTCTTTGACTGTTTTGATGAGTCGATGATTTCCAGTATTCCACCACCACCAGCCAACTATGAGATTGCAATTGGCATTGACCATGGAAGTCAACCCAACACACAGATTGCATTGTTGTCTGCAGTGAATGCCAGCAATCCGCAAGACCCTTGGGTCTATGTTTTGGATGAATACATTTCTGGTGCTGCTCCTCCAGAAAGCCATGCCAGGGCAATCTTGGAAATGTGCAGCAGAAACAATGTGCAACCAGCACAATGTCACTGGACTGGTGACAATGTCCACTTTGGGAGTGGAAAGAATGGAAGTGGTAAAATGTCAAACAGTTTGCTCATGCGCGCCTTTGAAAACATTCTGAGAATGCCCAATTTGCCTTTCAGAATTCGAACTATCAGAAAGCCAAGATACAGTGTATACTATGGCAGTGCAATGCTGCATTCAATCATGGCCCGAAAACAGTTCTTCATTCATCCAAAGTGCAACCGCACTATTCAATCCATTCAGAGATGGACAATGAAAAAGAACCAGTCTGCAAGGTCGCGTGATGAGTGGGGACATTGCGTTGATGCTTTGCGATATTGCGTTACTCCAGTTATAGAAAATACAAGATTTACCAACATACCAAGCCATTTGAGGTTCTAACATGTACAATGAAAAACCCATGAAACCACTAGCACCCAATCCAGGAGAGCAAGCACGTTGGGACCACACTGGTCTTCGACGAAGAATGATTCTTGGTGCTTGGGAAGAAGATTTGGAAGAAGAACTTGCAAGACACCTTCCAGCAGATAGGCGCGAAGCATGGGGTCCAAGTGACATGAGTTCAAACCCATTTGAACAAATCACACGCCAACTGAGTGTCTTGTACCATGAGAACCCAGCAATCACAAACATGAATGGTGACATTGATGATATGGTTGGTCGTGAAGGACTGGTCACAAAAGCAGGTCTTTGGCAACTGATGCAGCGCGCACAGCAAATGGTCATTGGATTGCGTGAATCCATCATTCGTATTGATGTGAATCCACACACAGAAGACACTCCAGCACGAGTGCCAGGAATCCAATACAGGTTGGTTACTCCAGATTTGGTCTTTTGTGAAGCGCATCCAGACCAGCCAGATGTTCCAGTTTACTATCAAGAATACAGATTGCGCAAGACTTCCAGTGGATACCATTGGGTTGCAGATGTGATGGACATCCGAGATATGAACAATCCAATATTTGGAATGTTTGAAATCAATCAAGATGGTTCACTGGGTGCAGATGTCAGTGAAATGTATATGGGACATCCAACACACATCGGTGCAGACTACCCATACAGAGACAAGAACAATCAGCCATTCATTCCAGTTGTCATGTACCATGCAGAAAAGACTGGTTATTTGTGGGACCCGTATTGCGGTTCTCAGATGGTCTATGGTTCTTTGACTTCTGCAGTGCTGTATTCTTTTTGGACTCACTTGGTGAAATCAGCCAGTTGGTCACAGAAGTATGTGGCTGGTCTAACGGTGGCCGGACTTAGTCAGATTGACCAGAACAATGTTGCAAGGCGCGCTTCCATATCAACTGACCCTTCCAGCATTCTTGTCTTCACTCAAGACCCAGATGCACAGGGCCAACCAATGGTGGGTTCATTTGGGATTGCAACAGACCCACATGACTTGCTGGCATCTATTGCCAAATATGAAATGCGTGTTGCAATGGCCGCTGGTCTTTCTCCTGCAGAAGTCAGCAGAACCAATGGTGACCCAATGAGCGGTTACGCATTGTCAGTTTCTAAAGCTGGACAACGCGAAGCACAAAAGAAGTTTGCACCAGTGTTCAGAATGGCAGATGAAGAACTGTTGGCCAAGACTGCAATGCTGGCCAATAGATTTCTTGGAACAAATCTTCCAGAAGATGGGTATCGTGTTTCATATCACAGCATGCCATTGACACCAACAGAGATGCAAGCACAGAGAGAAGACATCATTGCAAAGATGCAGGCTGGTTTGATTTCTCCAGTTACAGCTGTGATGATGATGTATGATGATATGGATGCAAAAGAAGCCAGGGAATACTTATTGCAGATTCGCAGAGAACGCGCGGAGTTTTTATAATGCGACCAATGATTTGCCAGCAATGCAGAGAGGAAATGAACCCACTGCATGCAAAAGTGGAATGGATGTCAAACAAGTTGTTTCTGTCATTGATGGAAACAATCAGACTTGTGCACCCACATTGTCAATACCAGTTCACCCATCCAAAGACAATGGATATGTTGGACTTGCATGACCACTGGTTGCCCTTTTGGAGTCTTTCAGAGTTCATGGAAATACCAGATGAACATGACTGGGACAATAAACAAATTGCATTCGAGATTTTCAAAGATTTTATTCACCATCAACAATTGAGAAGTAAAGAGGTACAAAACAATGAAGACAATCAATCATGAAGGCCAAGACTATGTTCTGAAATCAGACATTGAAAACGCATTCAAAGACAGGATACAGAAACTGTCTGCGCGCGCAATCACTGCAGAAGAACAAGCAAAAGCATTTCAAGACCAATTGGACAATCAAAGTGGAGAACTGGAAAAGATAACCAAGTTGTCTTCACGTGTTCAAGAACTGGAAGGAGAACTGGACAATGCAAACAACAGGTATTCCAGACATACTGCAATGGCTGATTTGGGCATTGTAGATTCAGAGGTTCGTGAACTGGTAGAATGGCAATATGAGAAGGCCACCAAAGGAGATGACAAAGCACCTGGATTGAATGAATGGTTGGCTGCCATGAAAGAAGACCCAACCAAAGCACCAATAACATTGAGACACCATCTCACTGCAAAAGAACCAAGTGCAGCTGCAGAACAAGTGACCGAACAAGTGACAGAACAAGTTCAACCAGACCAACCAGTTCTGATTGCACCCAAGACAAACACTGGTGCAACAGTCGCACCTGTTCAATCCAGTGACATGTTGAAACGTGGTGCAGATGACTTTGAATTTTACAAGGCCAATCGTGAAGCAATCCGAACTGCATACAGGAAAGGCAAGAAATGAGCCAAGATTTTTCAAGAATCAACATATACCCAATCATCAAGAACTTCAGTGCAGTGCAAACATGGACTGAAGTCGATTTGCCCTCCAAAGGTCGACTGGTCACAGTTGGATGTGAATCAGCAGACATCTATGTTTCTTTGGAAGCAACAGAAGGAGGTTCAACAGGTACAGTGAACAAACTGTTCATCAAATCTGGTGGATACATGATGATTGATATGGGAAGGGGAACAAACAACCTGTCCAGCATCCAGATTGCAACAAAGACTTTGGCCAGTGCTGAAGTCACTGTCATTATTGAGGAAAAATGACATAAAATATATAAATGAGGTACAACCATGGCACAATCAGTTTTCTTTCCATCGCGACCGGTGGAATATACATTTTCGAACTCTACCCAAGTCACTGTGAATCACAATCTTGGATATATACCAACTGTCCAAGTTTTGTTGGATGATGGAACAGTTGTCTATGCAGATGTAGAACACACATCAACAAACAGTCTTGTGGTGACTTTCGTAAATGCAAAGACTGGTTCAGTGATTATCAGATAAGATACCCACAGTCCATAAAGGACAAACAAACATAAACATTCCACACAGGTGAAATACCATGCAATTTCTTGCACCCACAAATGTATTTGAAGGCGTTGTTCAACTTAACCAAAACCCGACTTCAGACAATCATGCTGTAACCAAATCCTATCTTGAAGCCAACAGTGTAGTTGGAATCGCTTCTGATTCTGCAAACTATGCTGAATTGGTAACTGAAGGTGGAGACTTAAAACTAAAGCTTAAGCCATTGACAATCACTGATGTATCTGTTGACACATCTGCTGCTTCTTTGTCTGCTTGGGTTACTGCTAACTATTCAAATGGCGATGAAAAGCAAGAAGGCGATATAATCGTTTTAACTGCTGTAAGTGGCCGCGCTCAGACTTTCATTCACAATGGTGGAACTGCTGGAACAGATGCTGACTTTGCTGAAATCGAAGGTGCTGATGTCACTGATGCTGAAGTTCGAAGTGCTTTGTCTGCTTCTGCTGGTATTGATTTCAACAGTGCAACTGGTGAGTTCACTGCTGACCAAGGTGAAATCCGCGGTTTCTTCGCTGCTGGTTCTGGCCTTGCATACGATGCTTCCAATGGAACATACTCTTTGAATGTTGATACTGATGGAATCAGTGAAGGTGCATCCAACTTGTACTTCACAGATGCTCGTGCTCGTTTGGCCATGAGTGTTTCAGGTGATGGTATCTCATACAACAGTGCAACTGGTGTAATCACTTTGGCTGCTGACACTGATGATGTTGCTGAAGGTTCAAACTTGTACTTCACAGATGCTCGTGCACGTGGTGCTGTTTCTTTGGGTGCTGTTACAAGTCCTGATGTTCAGTTGCTTCAGTACAACAGTGCAAATGGTGAATTGAAAGTTCAGTTGTCAGACATATTTGCTGAGTTTTCTGCTGGAACAGGCCTTGCTTGGGATGGTGGCGGACAATTCTCATTGAATGCAGACACTGACAATGTTGCTGAAGGTGCTGGAAACTTGTACTTCACAGATGCTCGTGCTCGTTTGGCTATGTCTGTCAATACTGATGGACTTGCATACAACAGTGCAACTGGTCAGATTGCTTTAGATGCAGACACTGATGACATCGCTGAAGGTTCAAACTTGTTCTTCACAGATGCTCGTGCTCGTGCAGCTGTTCAAGCAGACCCAGCCGCTGGAAACTTGGTTCAGTACAACAACAGCACTGGTGACATCCTTGTTGCTTTGTCTTCTTTCCGCAAGACCTTTGCTCCTCAGAACTTGACTGCAAACACCTTTGCAACATTGAACCACCAACTTGGTGAAAAGATTGTTCATGTTTCTTGCTATGACAGCAGTGGAAACTTGATTCAATGTGAAGTTCAATTGGTTGATGCTAACAATGTCAAAATCAAATCAGTCATCAATGTGACTGGTGCTGAAATTGTAGTTTCAATGTAATCCGCATTTCCCCACAAAAAAAAGGGTCGTACCTCCTCTTTTTCCCCGCTGTTCCTCAGTGGGGTTTTTTGTTACTTGCCAAAGCCGGTTATATCATATAAAATACAGTACACACTTTGTCAGTGGAAGGGTCGCACCCGCAACAGCAGAAAGTCCACACAAAACCACCCCACAAAACTTTTAACTTCCCTAACAGGTGTTTATCATGGCTATTACTCAATATGGGCTGTCTACCCCAAATGAAGACCTTCGCATGCAAAAGATGATTTCTCAAGAAATCAGACTTTTACTCACTGACTCAACCAACCTTAGAAACACTCCATTTGTTGACTTTGTCGGCAGCATTAATGGAATGGGTTCTGATACCATTCGTGTTCGCAAAGCGGGCCTTGATGGATTCGATGCTTTCACTGCATTCACTGGTGCAACTGAAGCAAATGCTGTAACTCCCAGCAACTTGACAGATGGTCATGTTGATGTGGTTTGCAAAAGAAATTCTTTAGCGTACGAAATCACAGACTTGGCTTCTATGACTGGTTTGAATTCAGGTGATTTGGACCCATTCCGAATTGCTGAAAGTATTGCAAACTCTTATGAAGCATTGTTTGCAAACATCACTGGTGCAGCTGTTGCTGGTTTTACTGCAACACGCGGTTCAACTGGTGCTGATTTGACACTTGCTGTTTTCTTGGCTGCAATCCAAGACCTTGAAAAAGCTTCTTCTGGAAAAGGTGCACCTGGACCATACGTTGCTTTATTGCATCCTAAACAATGGGCTGACCTGCAAGATGCTATTCTTGCTCAGACCACTGGAATCTTGCAATTTGTTGCAGCATCTTATGAAGCAATCAGTGCAAAAGGTTCACACTACAAAGGAAACTTCATGGGTGTTGAAATCTATACTTCTTCATACATCACTGATGATTCTGTTGACCATGCTGGTGCTATCTTTGCTCCTGGTGCTTTGGGATTCGCTACTGGAATGCCAAGTATTGTTGGTGCAAATGAAGCAATGGAAATGGGTGAAGTTTCTATTGAAATGGACCGCGATGCTACAAAAGCATTGACAAAAGTTGTTGGACATGCGTACTTAGGAATGAGTATTATTGATGATGACCGCGGTGTTACTCTTATTTCAGCAGTATAATCTGCACAAACTTGGGTGGTGGTCTTCCATGGCCACCACCTTTTTCCAATGAGGTACAAACATGGAAATCAAACCACAACAATGGCAACCAATGACACAGCAGACAACCAGTGTGTTGCCTGCACGACCCAACCACCCTTTCTATTACAAGTGGCATCCGACCAACTGGCAATTTGTCTATAAAGATGTTCTTTCCACAACAGGAAAGAAGACAGCTTCAGTGAAGAAAGGTTTCTTTGTTCCACATCTCAGAATGGAACGTGTCATGCCTGGAGTGAATGGCATTCATCAAATCAATGGTGAACTGGGAAATCCTGGTTCTCGTATTGGACAACTTCAGCAGCAGGGTTGGATATACTTGGACCCACAGAAATATGACTATATGCACGTTTATCCAGTGCGCGGTGGTCGCTACCATGTTCCAAAGTGGATGCAAATCAAAGTGGTTGCCAACAGACTGATTGAAAACATGGATTTGAATGCTTTTCAAGTTTGGTCTGTCAATCTCCTGCGCTCAAACATCTTGGGAAATCCTGAACCGCACTTTTGGCAACTGGCCATTCATGAACTGGAACGCAGCAGAGAAATTGAGATTCTTATCAAGCAGCAACATCTTCCTGAAAAGAAAGAGCAACTGGATGAATTGCGTGGTAAAGTCAAGGACATGAAAGCCTTTGTTGCTGGATATAACAAACAAGGCCTTGCAATCTATGAGGATTTCACACAATGAGCAATTCAACACCATATGCACCACAAATCAAGATACCTGAACTATTAGAGCGTGGGAAATCACAGTTGACCACACTCCCAGTGTATCGTGATGGTGCATTGGTGGTTCCATCGGATGTGCGCTACAGTCTAACAGCACCCAATGGAACAAAGATTGTTGATGAAGCAGCAGGGACATTTCCAGCCAACATTTCACAATACACACATTCAGCATCCAACTTGGCAGACACTTTGGAACTGGGTGAAGGGTATTTGCAATCTTGGGAAATCACATTTTCAACTGGTGTCTATAACTTCAGGCGCAGTGCAGCTATTGTGAAGCGCAGATTGTACCCAGTTGTCAGTGATGGAGATTTGACCAGCACATATTCACAACTGGCAGACATCAGACCAAGCAACTTGACTTCATACCAGTCATACATTGATGAGGCCTGGTATGCAATGATTCAGAAGATGAGAACAGAAGGTGGTGGTCTTGAATACTTGGTGATGAGTGCAGAAGCATTCAGAGCAGCACACCAGAACTTGACACTGTATTACATCTTCAGAGATTTCCACAGTTCACTGGGTCAGTCCAATGGTCGATATTTAGACCTAGCAAGTGAGCATTTCAAGCAATACACCTATGAGTGGAAACAAATCAACTTTGTCTATGACTATGACCACGATGGACAAAGCGACCAACCGAACAACCGCAAAGCAAAACAGCCAGTCATCTACACTTGCCAACCTGGTTCTAACTATCGACGCAGGTACAGAAGAAGATGAACCTCAGTACAGTCAGACAGGCCATTGCAGAAAAGGTGGCAGCAATCAGTGGATTCAAGATGTCCAAACACAGTCCAGACTACTTTGGAAGGACTGAAAACACTGTTGCACATCTAGCATTCACAGTTGGACTGTCAAACAGCACAGCAATGGAAGAAAGACAGCGCAGTTCTGTTGGTGTTTATATCAATACTCCTGTCCAAGTCATCTTCTCATATCGGTTGAGACCTTTGGACATATACCCAACTGATTATGATTTGGCCTTGGATACTGAGCAGCAAATCATTGCAGACATATTGACTGCATATATTTCACCAAAGAATGCCTTCACAATCAGATATAATGGGTCAACTCGTGAAGTGACAGAGTCCCAAGAATACATTATAATTACTATTGATTTTACCACCCTACACACTCTAAATTAGGATACCCACTATGGCTTATTCAGTTGTACCAAAGACAAAGCGCGATGGCGTTATAACATTAAAAGATGGCGGAGCAGTCACACTTGATGTTGCATTCGAAGATGGAAACTTTTCATTCTCACAACCACAACAGTTTTCTGAACTGGTAGTGATGGACCGCGGAAACTTTGCAGCAATCCGCAAGCAAGATGAGCAAGCAATCACTGGTTCATTTTCATTTCACTTCAGACAGTTCACAGATGCCAGTGAAGCGGGTTCAATTCGCGACTTCATAAATCAGTCTGGTTTCTATAGTGGAAATGTTTCAACTGGTACTGCTGGAACTCCATATGTTGAACATTACTGTGTTGACATCGAATACAAAGCAGAAGGAACAGACTTTGGTGATGATGCAGACCACACAGTGACCCTTGCCAAGTGTGTTTGCACTTTGGACTTTGCAGAAGGTGACCCCAGTGCATTCACGTTGAACTTCACTTGTTATGGTGGTTCAACTGTTACAGGTCCTGTATAATTTACAAAAACTTAGGGCTGTCCGATGGATAGCCCATCTTTCATAAAATGTGAGGTACTGAATGAAAGTTGATTTGAAGAAACTTGGAGAACATGAAGTTGTTCTGCCCAAATCCATTGCTGTTTGTCTTGATTTCATTAGCATATGGGGTTCTGAACCAAACCGCGCCCAGTTGGGAAGACTGTGCGCAGCTGCAATTGCAGTTGGTGTTGACCACTCCAAATGTCTTCCAGCATATCCAGTTGCAAGTGGTGACCCAATTGTTTTTGGATTCAAGTGTTTGGACAGATTGTTGGATGCTGGGCTGACTCCTGGGCAGATATATGAACAAGGTTCTGCAGTGTTGGTGGAGATGATGAAAGTCATACCCACTGAACAAGAAGTTGAGGACACAGCAAATTTTTCATAAGTCGATGGGGTTCGTTTGATTTGATGGTTATGCGGATTGCAATGCGCTGGAATCAAGAACCAAACTGGTTTTATACCCTAGACCCATCGACAAAAGTGAAAGTGGTTGCAGAATATAGACTTCATTGTGAATCTCCAGAAGACAAACATGCTAGACAAGAAGCCATAAAAAGGGCTAGAATGGAAGCAATGATAAAAAAGCGGATGGGATAAAATGAAGAAGTATTTAAGTGGCAATGCAACTGTAACAGTTCAAGAAGACATGACTGAAATGTTCATGGGCTTCTTGAGACTTGTTGCACCTGGTGCTGAAGCCATTATGGATGCAGAACTGAAGCGGATTGAAAAGGAAGCCAAACTGGACTGGCCAAAACGACAACCCATAGTCAGAAGAAATAAAGAAGGGGATGTCACCAGCACATTCAAAGTTTCGAAGGGTAGTTATAAGAAGTTCAAGCGTGGTATCAAAGTGGATGCCCATGGCAAAGTGATTGTCTTCTTGAAGAACACTGCACCATATTCCTATGTCATCAAGTACGGTGTTGATTCTGAGAACTGGAAAAGTCAAGACATCATCAGACCCAAGGGCAAACGGGTTGCTGATGAAACACTGGTCAAACCACACAGAAAAACTGCAAACAAGGTTGTCAAGGCACTTGCTGATGACCTCATGAAGAAGGTGTAAACCATGGCAAACGAAGTTCAAAAGAGCATCCAGATTTCATACAAGGCCGACCTGAAAGACTTGATGGCCAAGTTAAAACAGATACCCAATGTCACTGACCAAGAAGCAAAGAAGATGGTGTCAGCTTTAGACAGACAACTGAAGCAGGCAGAGAAGGCAGCAAAGAAATCAGCCGATGCCAGCAAGAAAGCAGCAAAAGAAGCGGCCAATGCTGCAAGTCGTGGGGCCAAAGACTTTGATGATTTGGCAGACAGTGCAAGACAAGCAGAAGAAAGATTGGAACATGTTGCAGATGCCAGTGGAGACATCGACCGCGGTTTCAGTTCTATTGGGTTGGCCTTGCGTGGTGTGAATCCCCAGTTGGCAGAAGCCGCAGATGGTCTTGCTGATGCTTTTGCAGTGACAGAAGGACTGACAATGTCATTCACTGCGCTGAATCCTTTGGTCTTGGCAGCTGCTGCAGTTGTCGGTGGTTTGACTCTAGCATATGCGAACTATCAAGATAGTATTGAGCAAGCAAAAATCAAGACTGAAGAGATAAAAGAAGAAATTGAGAAGTTGAATACAACTATTCAAGAACAGACAGACATTGTCAATAATATGGACAAGCAGTTTGGTGGGTTAACCAAGAGAGTCAATGAAAGCAGTTTGGAATTGGCTTTGATGCGTGGTGAGATTTCAGAACTGGATGCAGCAACAATGAAAGCATCTGCAACTGCATCTGAGTTTCAAAAACAATCAGAAACAACATTTAACACACAGAAAGAAGCTTTGGATTCCAGTATCAAAGCAAGAAAAGATGAGTTGAAAATAACAAATCTTCAACTAGCCCAAATGAAAGAACAGCGCAAGATTACACAATCACTTAGCGAAAGAATGGGTGGGGTATCTCCTAAATTTAAGGAAATGACATTTGAAGAACAGCAACTGCGATTAAATCAACAAATCCTTAAAGAAAATCTGGAAGAAGATAAGAAAAGATTGGCTGAATTGGAAGGCCAAGAAAACATGATTGCCAAGCAATCAAAGCAACTTGAATCCAATCTGATTGCGATTGAAAAAATCAAAGCAGCAGAGAAAGCCAGAAAACCAATACAGAAAGATACCAATACAGGAAAAGAAGAAGAAGCAGACACATTGCGCAATCTGATTGAACTAGACCAAAAGAGATTTGCAGCACAACAGAGTGCTTCAGAGCAATTAAGAGAAATGACATTGGAACAAGGTCTTTCAGATACTGAGATGGAAGAATTGAGCTTTGCAAGAGAATTGGAAAGGATTGCAGAACTGGGTGAAACATCTCAACTGCAAGCAGAAGCACAAGACTTGATGAATGCTAAAATTGCAGAGCGTGAAAAGAAAAGAATTGCTGACTTGGCAAAACTCAAAAGAGAAAAATTCAATGAAGATATGGCCATGGCAGAAAGTATGTTGTCTTCTTTGAGTGAATTTGCCAAAGCCGGTATGGACTTTATGAAAGCAAAAGGTCGTGAAGATTCTAAAGCTGCAAAAGCACTTTTCAACATGTCCAAGGCTGCTGCAATTGGTGACATTGCATTTGAAGCAGCAAAAGCAGTAATGGCAGCAATGATTCTTCCACCTGGTGTTCGTGGTGCAAAGATTGGTTTGATTACTGCAACAGCAGCAATGCAAACAGGTGCTATCATGGCACAACAACCACCCCAAAGTTCATTTCATATGGGTGGTATGGCTCCTGATGAAATGAATGCGCGTGTTTTACAAGGTGAAGCAGTATTGGACAGGGCCACAGTTCAAAGAATAGGTGGTGAAGAAGGTGTTCAGCAATTGCAGCAAGGCGGTGGAATGGATAGTCAAGTTGTAGTGATTCAGCCATTCAGACACTTTGGAAGATTTGCAAGAGAGATAGGATTTAGACCACAGAAACAAACTGGAATAAGGGCATATTGATATGGGCACAAATACTACACCAGAAAACATGCGCGGGTTCATTATCCCAACATGCAACATAACAAAAGAGAACATTTGGCCAGCACAGTCAACATTCACTGAAAAGAATCCTCGTGCTGGAGTTGCCAAAGCATCACAACCATACACTGGTTTAACTTTGTCCATGGCTGGTTCACAGTCCCAAGACATCACAGTTGAAACAGTCGAAGGTGGTACACCTGGAGAGAAGGCCAGTTTTGTATGGTCTGGAACAGATGGTGCACAGTTAGGACAAAATAGTAACAATGTCATAACAGACTGGAAATACTTTGCTTTTGGAAGTGGTACAGCATTTTATGATGATTTCGCTGCAGTTGCAACGGATGATGGAACATTGTATTGGGTTCAAGAACTGGAGAATGCTGGAGTCTACACCATAGCAGTCCGAAGACAGAAGAAGAACAACAGCATTGAAGCACTACAGACATTGTTGACTGTTACTTTGGCCGGAGCACCAAACACCACAGCCAAACCAGCAATTGCACAGTTGAAAGATGGGTCATTGATTGTCACCTTCTTTGATTACACTGGAACAGACCAAGTCAATCTGTTTGTATGGCGAAGTTATGACAATGGGGACAACTGGAAAGAAGTCAGCCGCAGAGCAATGGTTGAGAATCCAATATTGGTTGGTGCAACTGGTGTCTTCATTGATACAACAACATTGCTGGTGACTGATGATATTGTTTCTTTGGTAGTTGGTACGCGCTCCAAGATAACTACAGCAGGAAGAAATGCACTGGTCCAATTTGTATCAAGGGATTCAGGAACAACTTTCTTCACATTGGGTAACTTTGGAGAAGACCACGCGTTTCCAACTGCAGTCAGTCTTCCAGATGGCCAGCAGGGATTTGCATACATATCTGCAACAGACACAGTTTCATTCCTTAAGATTCCGCATCCAGGTATTGCAGCAGCTGCAACAGATTACACCACACAATATGAAGTGGACATTTCAAGCGGTGCCAAGACTTTTGCAACCCAAACTGGAACAGTGTTGCTTGGTGGTACTGTTGCAATGTGGTATCAGAATGAAAAAATCTTTGTGGTTGCTAGGGACACAGACAATGATGTTTATGGATGGGTATCAGATGACCTTGGCGACACTTGGAACTTCATCAGTCAAAACAATACACCAGGCATTGACACAGCATTGGTCTTTGGTCCTGACTCCACAACTACCATCGACAACTTCAAAGCAGTTGTATGGGAAGGGCGCGCGCTGTTGATGTGCAATACATTCCAAAGTATTGCTGGAATGTACCTTGGTGGATGGTCTACTGTTCAGCATCCAGCTTTAGTTGTTCAACCAGACAGAAATCAATATGTTGGATTTGATGCCAACTGGATTCACAATCAAGTTCCAGACAACAGTGGGCACTGGTCAACCAGTGGAGCAGGAACAGCAACAGTATTGCAAGAAGGTCTGAGAATAAGCACTTCAACAACAGTCAAACAATACAACTATGCTGGTTCAATCTATTCAGAAGGATTCTACAGGTTCAAGATGCGCGTTGAAACTGGAACAAATCAGACATTGAATTACATTGCATTGACCTTGCAGAATACAGATGGTGCAAACAGTTACACCATACAAATGAGATTTGCAACCAGTGGTTTCAAAGTTCGCGACCATTCAACCCAACTGGCTGACATCTTGATTGATTTAACCAATTTACATGAGTTCATGCTGTTTCAAAGTGGTGTGAATGTGAAGTTGTACCATCGTGAATGGGATGAAAAGCAAGCAAACAAGTGGACTGAAACTGTTTTGACTTTGGGTACTCAAGCACCTGGTTTAAGTGCAAGATTGGACTGGGGTCACATTGATTTGTTCACAGGTTCACTAGAATCATACTGGTCAGAAATGCACGTGTCTGAAGCGGGATTTGGAAAGCCAGAAACAGAAAAGCGCGGTGGGCTGTACCCAAGTTATGGTTCATATCAGTACATTGATGAAGGTCTGTTGCTGTCAGCAAAGGACAGCCCAGCACGAGCAGAAGACCAGTATACTATTGAACCGCGGTATGATTTCCCAGTTGAACACATCTTTCATGATGTTGCCTTGTCTCCTCGTGTTGTATGGCGCAGTGTGGATGACTCCAGTGCAAACAGAATTGCTTTCTTCACTGACCCAGTTGCAAAAGACACAGCGCGTTCATTGGGTCTGTCAGATGTTGCAGGCATCCACTTGAACAACATCAACTGGAGAACTGGAACACTGAAATCATGGAATGGGGCCAGTTGGGACAACATAGCAACCATTGACACATCTGAAAATCTGCAGGGTACATTCAAGCGCAGTGGTTCAACAATCCTTCCAGGTGCAGCAACCAAAGAGTTCTATTTAAAATACAATGAAGCCAATGGTTGGCGCGCTGCACTGATAAGTGGTGAAGATACAATCATTGTTCAAATCAAGCAAAACAGTGAAGGTCTTTTCAGCAATGCCAGTGATTCCAAGCAATGTGTCTTGGTGATTGACACAGCACAAACAGACCCTGCAACGCTGCCAACAACAGGAACATTGAAACTGATGCCAACCAGCATTTCATTGATTGCAGAACTGTATCAAGATGCTGTTTCCAATGTTGGTGCATTCGCATATGCCATAGAGATAGACAACCAAAACACACTGGAAGGATACTTTCAGATTGGAACAATGCTATGGGGCAATGTGTATTTCATGGCACCCCAGTATCAAAGGGGCCGCAGCATATCATATGATACAAATGTCATGGCATATGAAACCAATGATGGCCAATACTATGCGCGCAAGATGTCCAATGGCCGCAGGTCTTTCAGAGTGGGTTGGACTGAACCAGTGGACACAAGAACCATTCATGCACTGAATCCAGACTATTGGCAGTTCAACAATACTGCAGATGCTCAACCAGTTGCACACTATGGAGATGCAATATTTGGAATGATGGGTATTGCTCAGTATCTCAGTGAACAGAAACCACTGGTGTACTTGCCAGCAATCCCAAAAGACACTGCAGACAATGGTGTGTATCAGTTTAATCGATACCACAATCAAGCACTTGTCAGAACTGCAGGAGCAGTGACAATGCAAAGTGTACTTGGTGAAGAAGAACAAGATGAAATGTTCAGACTGTCAACAGTCAATATGATTGAGGTGGAGTGATGTTGCATCCAAATGACATACAAGGTGCAGAACTGTGTTTTCTGTTGGATGTTGATTGGTTGGGTAAGACATACCGCTTCAGCACTGTACCCATTGACATCACAGACACAAACACTGGTGAACTGTACAGATACAATGGTGGTCTTGGAAATCCAACGATTGACCAACAGACAGACTTTGTTGGATTCGATATAGATGGCTCCAGCATTGCAATGGAATTGACTTTCAATGATGTCAACTGGATTGCAGAATGGTTGCATGGTCGAAGTTTGGAACTTGCAGCTGCAGAACTATCAATGATTATAGTTGATGAGTACAATGGTCATACATCATTCAAGTATTCAGACAGAGTTCCATTGTTTCTTGGAAAGGTGAAGGACCCAATCATTGGAACACCAACAAGACCCGCTGGGCATATTATGTTCAGCATTGAGAACAGCACCAATGTTAAAGCAATCAAGATGTTGGACAACAGTTTTGAGATTGACCCATATGTGTTTCCAGGCCTTGACCAACGTGCAGCGACCCTTGGCAGGGTCATTGAAACACCAATTGGTCAATATGTCCCATTTGTCTTTGGTGCATTGGGTGAGTGGTATATTAGAAAGAGTGGGTCAGGTCGGTTTCAAATACTAGCAGACCAAGACAGTGCAAGATGTTCACCCAGTTACATCATCAATGCAACTGGCACTGGTGGTTCATTGCGCATTGAACTGATTATTGCAATGGGTACAGTCACAGCACCAAGAATCAGAATATGGGACCAAGATGGTGGTAACTTTGTAAACTATGTATACACAGATACAAATGCAGATGGAACACAGTATTCATACACTTGGTATGAACTTGGACATGTGATTGAAGATAACAGTTTTATTCCTGGACTGGATGAAGACCAAACCTTTTGGGTTTCATGGGCTGAGTTTGGCGAAGGCATCCAAGACCCATTGACTGGACAGAGTCTTGGACCTGCAGGCAATATGTCTTTGTATTGTCTTGAACAGATTGGTCTTGAATATGACAAGGCAGCATGGGTTGGATTGGTCCCAGTTCTAAACAGATACAAGTTTGCTGGTTATATCAATGACCCAAGCATTCTTGTATTTGATTGGTTCAAACAGAACATTGTTGCCAATCTTCCAATTGAAGTCTTCAATGGTCCCAATGGACTGACACCAAGACTGAATCTGTACTTCACCCAAGACACCATTCCTGCAAATCACTACATTCTGGAATCTGGAATGTTTGAAGTCCAAACAGGTCTGCAACCTTTGGAAGTTCAGCCAGTCAACAAAGTGACAGTCAAGTATGGGTTCACTGGTCGGTTAGAACATTATTTGTCCACAGTCATCATTGACCCAACATACAATGGAAATGACAATGCCTTCATTCAAAGGGACCCAGTTAGCGATATGTCTTTTTCCAGATTTGGATTGTTGGAAACTGTGATTGAACTGCCATTTGTTTGGGAAATGCACACTGCATACAGGATTGCCCGCGATAGAATCAGAATGTCTGCCCTAGGTGCTTACGGTATCGAAGTATCAGCATTTCCACAGTTCGGATTCTTGGAAGTGGGTGAAATCATTGCATTGACTAGTCACAACTTAGGACTGGATGAACATAAATGTCAGATTGTTGGGAAGTCGTGGAGTGGTGGAAAGTGGAACTTTGTACTGCAATTAGAAGACAATACACTGGTCAACCCATCTACAGTTTCGTAAATACAACTAAATACATGATAGAGTACACCCATGATAGTTTTCATAGACAGACAGCATGCTGGACAAGCACACAGAATAAATGCCCGCGGTGCATCGGTGGACATCAATGGTGATGGAAAGATTACCAAAGATGAACAAGAAGCGCACTGGACTGGGTATATCAGTTTAATGCTGGAAATGCAGTTGCTGAAGATGGGTTACAAGGTGATCCCAATCAGTGATGGGAAGTATTCAGAAAGACATGCCAGGGTCAATGAATATGCAAGCATGTTCAATGAACCAACTGTGTATTTGGCCATGCACTTGAATGCTGGTGGTGGCCATTATGGTTCAATGTTTTATGACCATCGAAGCAGCACAGGCAAACAGCTGGCTGAATCAATCTGCAATGGTTTGAAAACATCAATCAAAAGCATACGAGAATTCAAGGCCATTGACTGTAAACCAGAGGGATGGACAAAGAACGCTTTCTACACAATCAAAGGAGTTGCAAAGCCAGTTGCCATTTGTTGTGAACCGATTTTTATGGATACACATATAGACTTGTTGAATGCTTTTGGTGCATCTCAGATTGCTTTGGGAATGGCTGCAGGACTTCAGAAGTGGGAGAAGAACCGATGACTGAACAACTGATGATTGAAGTATTGACTGGCCC